GACAGGGACTCCAGAAGCGGCTTATCCGACAGCGCCTTAAAGTGGCCAAGAGACTAGGCATGAGCTGGGTCATTACAGACACCAACGAAAACCCTGCATCTGCAAATAGTTTGATAGCTACAGGTTTTAAAATGTTTGAGCCATCTAAACCTTGGGGTTTTAAAACAGCGTTGTATTGGAAGTACAGGATCAAACGTGCCGTATAAAGATCCAAAAGTTAAGCAAACTAAACAAAAGACGTACGCAAGTACGTACTATGCTAACAATAAAGCAACTGTAATTGCGGCAAGTAGGGCTTCTGCCAAGGCGTATAAAGAAAAATGGCGTAGCTTTAAAGCTACATTAGCCTGCGTAAAATGCGGGCAAAACCATCCAGCTACGTTTGATTTTCATCACGTAGACAGCAGTACCAAAGAAGAATCAGTCAACAAACTGCTCAAGAACAGGGCATTTAAGCGGGCTATGGAAGAAGTCAAGAAGTGCATTGTGCTTTGCGCCAACTGCCACCGCATACATCATCACGACGAGCGTATTGCCAAGAAAGCCAAAAAGAAAAAAGGGGCCGAAGCCCCCTAGTATCACTTGTTGTCAGCAGCTTCTGCGGCAGCGTCAGCTACAGCGCCATCTAACTCTTCTTCTGTGTCGTCTTCGTCTTCAAACTCTTCGTCATCAGGTGCTGCGACGTACTCAACAGCCCAACCGTAGTTTTCTTGAAATTCCACAAACTTTTGGAATATCTCAATCATCTCAAAATCGTGAGTCTCAATAGACAATTTGTTGTTGCCAAAATAACCAAATTCCATTTCAAATTTCATGATGTGCCCCTGTGTTTGTACAGTCACCGCGACTGCAAGTTAATCGTAGTTTAACTTTGTGACAACAAAAAGGCCACCCGAAGGTGGCCCCAAATAGCCTTCGTGAGGCTGTTTTATTAGGCTGAACCGGGTGAGCCAAAAATGCCCAATGGATCAGACCAGCCGAAGCTATAACGCTCACGGGCTTTGTAACGAACGTTACCTGTGTCGAAGTCACCGTCCATCTTGTTCTCCAAAGGAGAGCGGATGAAATGCTTCATACCGTTAGGCACATCTGTACACAGATACCAGCCGTTTGTATCGGTCAGGTAGTGGTTAATGGTGTAGCCTTCAGGGATTGAACCATTGTTCTTCAACGCATTGATATCGTTGTCAGTTGTGCCAACGCGGAGGCTGGTTTCTAACAAACGTGTAGCAACGAATTGCAGAGCTGGAGGGACAACCAACTTCTTGGGTTTAGCAGCGATCAAAAGACCACGCTCGTCTGTCCAAGCAGCGATCTGAATAACGGCGGCTTCCAAGGAAGTCTCGTTCAAGTCAGCAGCTGTAGAAGGACGATTGCTGTTAGTGCCACCAGAAATCAGTGGGTGAGCAGTGCTGAACAAAGGTACACCATCACCACCAACATAGGCTGAGCTAAAACCGTTGTTCAAAACGGACGCAGCTTTAACCTGCTTGGTGTAAGCCATAGCACGAGCCAAAGCTTTGGTATAGCGGGCTGACAACGAGTCATACAAGTTGTCTTCCACAGCTTCTTCAGTGATGGAGAAGCCCAAAGCAATAGTTTCGTGGTTATAGCGAGTTGTCCATGCCTCTTGTGCATTGTCATAAGCGATGGCAGAACCCTCGTTTTTGACTGGTGCAGCAGAGAAGCCAGACAGCTTGGTCTCTTCTTCGAAGGAACGCTCAGAGGTCTCTGTTTCGTAGATCTCTTTGTGCTCTTCACCGTAACGAGCATACTCCATGCCGAACAATGCGTTCAAGCCGGGGAGGAGTTCCTTAAGTAGTTGTGCGCGTGAAATTGCCATTTTAAGTTACTCCTTAAGCAATGCTGGTACCAGCATAATACTGATGCTGACCAAAGTTGATCTTGACCAGAATTTCTGGGTACTGCATCAACACAATAGTAGTGTTCAATGTAGCAACAGGAGCTTGGTTCAAAATAAACGATGTAGCACCGGCAGATGCGGCGGTGTCGACGAAAGAACCCGAAGAAACATAGTTTCCAGAAGAGTCCAACGAGCCAACGTCTGTACCAACGGGTAACGCAAACGGCAGAGCCGAGCAAGTTACAGTAGCGGTAGAAATGCTGGTGTAAGTCACAGTTCCAAGTGAAACAGCCGTATCAGGCACCAAACCAAGCACGCGAACGGGCAAGGATGATGTAGTAGCGGGAGTATCGCTAGGTGCGAGAATGGCGTTCTTAGAATTGCCAGTTGTAGTGCTACCTGTGTTGTTAATCATGGCCAAATTTTGGCCAATCATGGCGCGAGCGCCAGAAGCAACAGCGGTAGTAGCAGAACAAACAACACCCTTGAACACTTGGTCAGGATCGTCAGCAACAATAGCTACTGCATCACCAGCCGCAGTACCTGCGGGCCAATATTGCGAGAAGGTCAACTGTTTAGTGACGGGGTTTGTGTAACGGCATCCCAAGAAGATACCTGTTTGATTGCCTGCTGTGCCAGTAGACACAGACAGACGCACGATTTCACCACGAGACAATCCTACGTAATCACCGTAAAAAATTGCTGTGCTGTAACCGTTAGTGATCGGGTAATCACGAGTAGAACCCGCAAATACCTGACCTCCGATCAAATTGATCGGTTTTAGCCCGTAAGGGGCGTCAATTACCGGATAAGCCATAAAGGACTCCTAAATTTTAAGAACCAGATCCGAAAGTGACCTTGGACTTTTTATCCGAGAATAAAGGCATCCGAGGATCATTTTCACGTAGAAAATTATTGTCAACTGATTCCACTTGGGATCTACTTTGCTGCTCGTAATACTTCGCGCGCTGCGCCATAAATTCTTCGGGGATTCGGCATAACAATAGGCCACCTACTTCAATACCACCTTTAAAGCGGCCTTCAGTAGCAGCGTGCATCATTAGCTCGGGATATTCTTCTGCTTTGCAGGGTTCGTATCCTTCACGCATTTTCGAAGAAATGTTACTAGGATCGGCTTGACCCATCGTGCTCAGTCGAATATACCGATGTTCCCAACCCGGACGTTTGTCAGGCATAGGAAGTGTTTCAGGCGGACGCCACGCTTCGGGGCGGTAAGCAGCCTTACGGGTTTCTAATTCGCGGCTCAGACGATTTTGTGTTTCAGCCATTCTCATTCTCCATTTCTAAGTAAAGCAACCTGTCTAGCATATTCTTCAATCGGCACTCCAAGACGACGCGCGGTCGCAACCTCAGACTGCTTTAGACGGATACGTCCAGGTGGTGTGCTACGAGTAGCCGGGGCTACAACATTAGCAGGTCGTGTTGCACGGCGGGGAGCCTCCTCCACATCCGGTTTTGTAACTCTTTTAGAAGTTGTTACCTCTTCGCTCCCGTCATCGAAATGCTCGGGGAATCTTCGACGCATGGTAGCGTCTATAGTGCGGAAGTACTCATCCGTACCAATATAAGCCGAACCATACTCGCGTTGTAATTTTTTGTCAAGCCCCATCGCCATGCTTGTCATTTCTTCATCTTTTCCAAACCAATCTTGGTTCTCTTCAACCCAAGCTTTAGTGCGGGGGTTCATTTGAACAGCGGCTGGCTGTGGTGGTGCTGGTTTGAACTCAGGTTCTTTAACCGTCATGGGTCTCATCCCTGCGGTCTTATCTACCTTGACTGCTGCTTTAGCAATAGCTTCTTGAGCTTCAACAATCTTGTCAGAATCACCTTCTTCAAACGCCTTCTTGTAGCGCTCTTTAGCTTGCTCAAGTTCTTTAACAGCAGCAGACTTAGATTGCTCAACCATGATCTTGCTACCGTCAGCTAGTTTAGCTTGGAGTTTTTTATTCTCTTCGTAAACATGACGCGCAAATGTTTCAGCCGCCTCGCGCTCGCGCAGTGCTTCTTCTTTGGCTCTGCGTTCGTCGTGATAGCCCCTTGTAAACTTCTTGATCCGTTTCTGGACCTTCTCGTCGTAAGAAGCCAGTTCTTCGTCTGTAACTTCATCAACAGGAGCAGCGGGCTTGCGGCCACGGTCTTCTTCTGGAGTGTCGTCTTCAATCTCAATCTCAAAATCTACTTCTGAGGGTTTACCCTTAGCTTCTTGAGCTTCGTGAGGAAACTTATATTCCTCGCCTTTTATTTCTGCCATGATTTTTCCTTATGCAGCGCGGGCAATTCCACGCGGATCTTCCACAACAGCCTCAATCGAATCATCATTGATGATGCGGAACTCTCGGCCATGAATTTTCAGGCGTGTACCTGAATTGGGGCGGACAATGACAAAGTCACCTTCCTTGCAGCTAGGCCCACTAGGGAACCGAGTAGCGTCTTTGTAGCAGTCGGGACCAAGCTTGATTACAAATAATACTGGAGTCAGTATTTCTTCATAGTGCATGGATTGACCAGCTTTAATAATGCCTACTTCGCTATCAGCGTACTCTTCCATAGCTTCTGGCACAACGCATAAAACGTGAAACGTTTTAGGGTCAGGCAACTGCTTAGCTTTCTCTTCAGCGGTCTTATTCAAAACGCCAGAAAGATCCACAGCGGATACATCAAACTCACTCATCGTCATAATTCTCCATTTTTTGCACAAGGTTTCTGACAAGTTGTTCTGCATGAGTTAAACCCCGGATAACTCCGCAGACATGCCGATACTCGGCATGATCTTTAGCCCCTCCTCCACTGAGGAAAATGGCTTGATCACTACGGAGCTTGTCGATCTCCGAAATGATGTGTGCTAATACTTTGTGGTCCATTTACTCACCTTTTTTAGGTAGTTGAGGGTTCTGTTTGTATTGCGCTTTATTCACAACAGCCGATGCACGTTGATGTGACATCTGTGCTTTATGCTTGGCAATGTCTGCGCCAAGTCTTGCGCCTTCAAGCTCTGTATGCTTAGCTAACTTATCGCGTGCCGCAGCAGCTGTTGCTGCAACTTGCATAGCTGCAATTTCTTTTTGCGCTGCAATACGAGCTTCTTCAACACGGATCTGATCAGCTTTAGCGGCTGCTTCAATCTGTTGTTTCTGTTGCTTCAATTGCAACTCGCCTTGCTTCAACTGCAACTCTTGCATCTGCATCTGGACAAGCGGGTCTTGCATCTGTTGCTGAGCTTGTTGCTGCTGTGCTTGTTGTTGATTGCCTTGAGTAATAGCAGCGGATGCTTGTGCAACCATAACTGCCACTTGATCTGCAATCTCTGGAGGCACTGCTTTGTTTTGCTCTTCCGTTGGCAACGACACACCAATACGCATCTCAACTTGCTTACGATACTCAAAGCCTAAGTGTTCATTAACGTGAGCCATGATTGCAGCTTGTATTTGCTGAGCCATTGGGTTCTGTTGTAACAACTGCATGATCTTGGGATCTTGCAACATAGACATGTGAACAGCGATGTGAGCTTCGTGGTTTTGCTCCATGAATGCTTTGACAGGTTTCTTACCTGTAAGAATGTTTTGATTCTCTTGTACTGGATCAACAGGTACTTGATCATCTTCAACAGGTACAAGCTTCGCAGCGTTCTTAATGCCGAGCACTTCAATCATCTGACGATGCAAGAGTGGCATGTCGTATAACTGTGGCGCAGTCTGCGCTAACTGCAACGCAGCTTGATACTGAACAATCTTCTGCGCCATTGTTGCCGCGTTGGGATCAGACACAGGAATAACTTCCACTGTGTCGTAGTCAGCCTTCTTAGCCTTGCGATCACCTTCTTCTGGGTCGTAGTTGTATTCTTCAGGTGTGTAGTCAGCAATAATGTTCTTGAGCAGCTTAAACTCTTGACGCATAGAGTAGTGCATACGAGCCTGCACTGCACCCATCACTTTTAACTGACGCTCTAATAGAGCAAGCGTAGTACCCACGGGTGCTTGCGCACTCATGTCACTGACGTTCATGTCTCCTGAAGAGGCAAACTGACGGCCTTCTTGCACAATGTTCTGGAACAAGGCGAAGAGAACCTGACTGGGTTCTTTGTACGGCAAGGGCAAGATATTGTCACGGATGGAGCCGCTTGGGACATCCACGTCACGGAACTCTCCGGGTTGAATTGGCGTGTCATCCCCTTTAAGTCTGAGGCCGCGTGATTTGAGTCCGCCCGGTAAGTTAGATAACGTACCTGCATCAACGAGTTGCCTGATGAGCATGGTCGCGCTCTTCGCATATCCGCCGATAAGGTGAATAAGACCAAATCCATAGAAGCCAAATCCTGAAGGAATGTATTGATAGTGAATCAAGTGTTCACGTTTAGTATGCAGTGGGTCATCTTCATACCAATTGCGACGAATAGCAAGTATGGTAGATGTGCCTTTCTCGATTGTCACGATGTATGGCAGAGCAATACCTGTTGGCTCTCCATCTTTATCTGTGTCTTCGTAACCGGGCAAGTCAAGATCAACCTGCATCTCAAGTATGCGGTAGCGGTCGTCTTGAATAGCTGCAAAGCCTTGCTCTTTAGCTTTCTGTTTCTCAATGTCATCAAGCTCTGTTGACGGATCGCCTAACTCAATATCACTATAGAACCCAGCAGCCATAAGCTTAACTAGTTCATTCTCTGTTCTACGCATCACATGCGTTACGCGAGGCGATGTAGACAAATCTGCTGCACCGTATGGCACAACAATATCTTCAGCGGGAACAAAGATAGATACCTGACGACCACGACTTGGGTCATAGTAAACTTTCTTAAACGCGGAACCAGCAAGCGGCAGTGACCACAACATCTTCTCATGCTCTGGACGATACTCCTGCATTACATCAGTAAGCTGGTAGTTCATGTCCTCGCGCACGCGTGCGGCTGCTTCTTCTTTCTCGGGAGTGTCCTTACCAATAATCTGTGTCTTCACAGGTCCGGAGGCGGGGAATGTCTCCATAATGCCTTCGCTCTGAAAGCGAACAACAGACTCTGTAAGCATGGGGTGAAACACACCGCAAGCTCCGTTCCAAGGCTCTGTTCTTTCTTCGTACTTCAAGCCCAGTAGTTTTAGACCGTCAACGTAAGTTTGAATCCACTCTTTGCGGTCATTCTGGTCTTTGTCAAAGTCAGATACTAATTCAGATGCAAGTGTAGCAAGCGCAGAGTCAGTAATGTATTCGGCAAGATTGGCATCAAACCCTTCTGCGGTTTCTTCTTGTGGTATTAAGTCAATCTCAATATCACCCATGCCAATACGTACGCTCTCGGGATCTTCAATCTCAATCTCGATTGGATCAGCTTGTTCCATCTCAAGTCCCAAGGGAGCTTGATACAAACCTTTGTCCATAAAACTCGTTGCCATAATTTATCCTTAAACTGTGTAGTAGCCTTGGCCACGCTTACTCTTAAATAGTGGTATTGGATCAGGCTCGTCACTTGCAAGCTTGATAAACCCACCTTGTCTAAACCGCATGAGTGCTAGTGTTGTTGAGTCAACTAAGTCATCGTTAGTGCCGGACGGAAAGTCATTGCACTCCTCAATAACTTCTCTTGCCCACCTGCGATCAGGTGCATACACTACCCCGCCTTGGAATAGCGCAGACACCGCATTCACCCGTGCGATCTTATCTTGTCCTTTACCCGGAGTAAACTCACCAACAGGTATGCCCATGCGACGGAACTCCTGATAGAGAGCCGAGCCGTTAGATTTCTTTTCTACGATAAATGCATCAGGTTCCCAGTCCTTGTACTCTTCTAGTATCAGAGCCTTAAGTTCTGGATATTCAAGTCGTCTCTTAATAGAGTTGAGCAAGATGATGGCGTAGTTCTTTGTTTCTTCGTTGTAGAACACACCCCAAGTAGTCAGGGCGTTATAGTCAGCGCGGTTGTTAGATTCCTGCGCCGCGTCAAGAGACATGATGGTGAACTCGCACATGGGAGGATCGTCTTGATCCCAGATCTGCCACCACTCACGTTTAATTAGTGCGCCTTCTTCAGACACGGGGTTCTGCATGTACTGGGCTTGCCAGTAGCGGGGGTCCATACCTGCCTTTTTAGACAGCAATTCCTCAATAGACCAGAACGCTCCCCATAGCGGTTTGTCATCTAAGATGGCTGGGAACTCAACCACTTCCCAAGGGTCTACCCCCTCTTCTCGGCCCATCTGGGCAATGATTTGCCCAGTTAAGTCAAGTTTAGACCACCTTGTCATCACGATAATGATAGCGCCCCCCGGCATAAGACGCTGCAAAGGGCCTGACTGGAACCATTCCCAAGCAGGTATAAACACGTCTGGGCGGCCTGTTTTAGCTTCCTGCTCAGAGTGTGGGTCGTCAATGATGAAAAGATCAGCACCACGACCAGCCAGAGCGCCACCAACACCAATTGCAAAATATTCTCCATTGAAATTTGTCCCCCAACGTGATGCAGACTTACTGTCGGCCTGCAATTCGACCTGCGGAAAGATGTCTTTATAGGCATCTAAACCCACCAAATTACGCACTCTACGGCCAAAATTGGTCGCTAAATCTGCTGTGTGGGAGGCCATAATGACCTTTTTATGAGGGTATTTACCTAGAAACCATGCAGGTGCTAGGTAAGAAATGAGTTCAGACTTGCCATGACGCGGTGCAATATTGACAATAACCCGCTTTTTCTTGCCTTCTGCTATCTCTTCGAAGATTCTGGCTAGTCTTCTGTGGTGCGGGCCTACGATATAGCCCGGATATACGTGATTTGCAAACTCTAATAGTGAGTCTTTGCCTACATATTGCACAGAATTGTTGTCGTACTCCCTTAGAAGCTCCAAAGTTGCGCGTTTTTCGTCATCCTGCATGAACGGCAGGGACTCTTTGATGGTTTTTACTTGCTCAGGCGTTATTTTCACTGCGGACTACCTTTGCGTGGACATCAATTGTGCGTTTTTCAAGTCTTTGGAGCGTTTCAAGCAGCTCTTGCTCTACTTCATCCATAGATTTATGTTTAATAGTGACTTCTGAGCGTTTCTTAAACGCATCTACACCATCAACTTCACCTAAAGCCTTGATCGCGCCGAGTCTGACCTTGGGGTCTTGACTATCTGTTTCAAGTAGTAGCTTATTTACAACATATTTCTTCAAATCCACTAGCTCACGCACGACCATGTAGTCGTATTGAGCAACCATACCAGCTAGGTAGGCAATAGTTTCATTGGGGTATTGGGCAAGATTAGGGTCAGCCTTGTTCATGGCTACTTGTTCCACCACTTGCATGGCTTGCCCTCGGTGTTCTTCTTTGACTTCTACGGGTTTACCCTGTAAATCGGCAAGCATCTTGACTGTTCTACCTCGCATCTCAAGCTCTTCCTTGACAGAAAGCTCGGGCATCGCTTCTGTGGCTGAAGCGGGTAGGGGTACGTTAGCATCAATGTTTGGTACTAGGTCTTGCATAGGAGGAAAAGTGGCACTCCGTTAATAAGGTGTTGGGTCAGCCGCTCGTCTGCAAGCTAGGAAAATCCTTTGCGCAGCTTACCCAACAAAAATAATATACCACATATTTTAAAAAGGGTGGTAGGAATCCTATAGGGGGGGTTTTCCCTAATATGTTTAGTTTGATACCCGTGACGGAAAATGAAGGGGGTAGGGGTGTTTTTGGAAAATGTTTAGTTATTTGTGCATATCTTGGGGTATGGGGGGCGAGGGGGACCCATTTAGGAATCTGGGGGGTGGGGGTCGGTCTGGGAGGGCTGGCTAGGAATTCAACCCAGTATGGGATATAATAACTTTAATGCATCACATGGTGTGGTGCAGACAACTGGAGAATCAAATGACCTACGATACAAAGCTTAGATATATAGATGCATGGTTTTACCCTGAAGAAGTAATGGGAGATCGTGAGATTGAAGCTAAAGAGATGGGCTACACCATCCGCTACTATCCCAAGGACAATAGGGTCTGGCTCTTTCACACTGAGGGTGAGGGCGGTTCATTCAACCTGAAGGACTTCATTGCAAGTCCTGATGATGTCGACACATACTTTCACAAAAACTTTTAACTGGAGAAAATCATGAAATCATTAGCTTATATATTGTTCACAGTAGTTATCACATTGTTAATTGTCGTTGGTTGGCAGGGCGGAGGTTATGGTCATGGCTATATGCACCTTGGCTTCCTAATACTTGGCGGTTTCCTGTCAGGTGTTGTCTACAAAGAAGTACGCAATGACGTACGTGAAGAGTCCAAGACTGAGCAACGCCACACTACTCGCTACATCTAACCAATAGGGCTTCGGCCCTATTGATACCAGTTATTCGTCTGCGGGCGCGTCAAGTTGCGTGTGTGCGCTTGGGCGTGTGCCCCTACAAGCCCCAATCTGGTGTATAATTATCTTACCCAATCACATGGAGTGAAAGGGACAAACCAGGTTTTTATTGGAGAAATCATGAAAAAACCAACCATTGCTTCCATTTTCAAGTCAGCCAATGTCGATGCCGATGACACAATCAAACGTGCCAAACAGGGCAAAATCAAATTGGCAAATGCCAAAGCGAAAATTACGGCGTTCATAAGGGTTATCCGCCCTCTAATGGATTCTCGCGATCGTTTGTCAATTTACACTGGGTTCGAAAAGCCCCAGATTTTGATTAGCATGCGCGAATTGGATTCGTTCAAGCAAGGTCGCATTGTCGACGTGCTTAAAGCTCTCGAGGTTTACGGCGAGTGCCGTACCACTAGGGATTGGGCGGAGTCAATAAACCGTGACTATCACTATGACATGCCAGAGTTTTCAGTGGCACTTCATGCCTACGTGAAAGAAGATAGTCCAACATGCCGAAAGGTCGCTGTTGGAACCGCGACCGAAACGGTCGTGAAATACGAAATCCAGTGTGATTAAGTTGCACTGAGCCAGGGCCGGGGGGCTTGTCCCCCCGGTCTTTTTTTGTCCCTGACTTTTGATACCAGTTATGTGTTCTCGGGCGCGCAACGCGGCGTGCGTGCGTGGGCGTGGGTGAGGGTGCGTTAAATAAGTCGTCAGGGTCAGGGGATTTGCTATATAATACTTACACTGGGTCAGTAATCCTACTGATTCAGTATTTGTGTTCTTTAACTTAATTGGAGATATTATGAAAACAGTTAAAAAAACTGAGGTAGCGTTAGCCGTGGAAGTTTCTTTGCCCGTTAGCAACAAAGACGCGGGTTATAAGATAGCAAAGCATGGCGAAGGGTCAAAAGCCATTGCCCAATGGGTTATGGATAAAAACCCTGAATTTCCCACAAAAGTAGAGGAAAAATTAAAATCCGATCTTTATGAGGGTTTTGCGCTTAGGTCTACTGAATTGTTAGGCGACACCTATTTTTATATGGGTGACACTGGAATGTATATTGAAATTGGGAATAGTGTTGATTCACCCGATAAAATTACACCCGAAATTTTGGCAACAAAATACAAGGGCAAAGAAATTATCAAAATGAATCCTACTATTGCATGGTCTTATACTGGCACTGAATTTGGATTATTAAATAATACAAAATCGGATAAGTATAATAAACCCTTGCACACTGTTGTTTCAGTGGCTAGAGAGAAATTTCGCAAATATGCTTACAATTCACTAAAAGACCTAATAGATGCAGCAAAACGGATTATCAATAAAGATAAACCTAGAGAGCGCAACGGCAATGATAGTTTCACAATGGCGGTAGAAAAGGTTTTTGCAACGCTAGATAAACGAGCAGTGACCGCAGAAAAACGTCAAAGTGATTCAACGGCAAATAGCGCAAAGCATAGACTAGCGGTCAAGGCTTACTGGACTGCATACAACACTAAGTAATAAATATCTCACCCAAACCGCCCAATCTTTCGACTGGGCGGTATTTTTTTGTCCCAAAATTTTGAGACCAGTTC